ATCCCAATGGCGGTATGTTAGCCGACTACTGGCCACCTGTTATTTCGGTCAACCAGAATTATAGCGGTGCGACGTCTTTGTCAATTGCCAGCCTGTTACGCGTTATTGACAGCTTGCCCGTAGCGACCGGGACTAGAACGCTGACGTTGGGGCAGACCAACAAATTGAAATTGACGGCGGAGCAAATCGCCATAGCCACGCAGAAAGGATGGACGGTAGCATGATCGAGAGCGCAATCGAAATTCGTGTATTGGAGCCGGATGAGGGCATGATTCTCACCAACGGAGAGACGTACAGCAAGCGGGTGTATCTGGGCGTCAACGACACCCCCGAAAACTGGCATGAAATTCCGGATATTCAAACAAACGACTCTGTTGGGCAGATGCAGAGCGGAGGAAGAGACAACGCGCCGCTATTATGGGGATGAGGTGAGAGCGGCGCAAAACATATTAAACTTGAAAACATATCAAGAGTGTGCTATAATTATTCCATGGAGGTATATCTATGGAAGAATACGTTGTTTACAAGCACACCAATAAGGAAAACGGGAAGATATATATAGGAATTACAAAGCAAAAGCCAGAAAAAAGATGGAGAAATGGGCATGGTTATTGTGCCCAAAGGTTTAAGAGAGCCATAGAAAAATATGGTTGGGACGGATTTGAGCATGAGATAGTTTGCGAAAATCTCACCAGAGAAGAAGCCAACACAATGGAAAGGCTTTTAATAAAATCGTATAGGTCAACAGAACCTTCCTTCGGATATAATCAAGCTCTTGGCGGTGAAGGAGGCGGGATGTATAATCACCATCATACACCAGAAGCAAGAGAAAAGATAAGAATTGCGCGAAAAATAAATGGCTTTACAGAGGAACACAAAAAGCATATAAGCGAGGCAAAGAGCGGAGTAAATCACCATATGGCAAAGCCGGTTTATCAATATTCTCTTGATGGAGAATTTATAAAGAAGTGGGATTATATGAATGAGGCCGCAAAAACTTTGAACTTAAGCAGAGGAAATATTAGCAACGCCTGCCTTGGCAGAAGAAAAACTTGCGGAGGTTTTCTTTGGACTTATCAATATAGGGGTGAACATTTTTGAAGACTTTCAACGATTTACTCGCACTCGGCGACAGTGAAAAAGCCCGTATGGACTTTATCTTGCAGGCCATCAATGAGCACAAGTCAAGTGCGATGTACCAAATCGCAGTTGATGCAGGCATGTACTATCGGCACCTAAACCCCACAATCATGCGGGCACAGAAGTTCGTCTATGACTTGATGGGCCGGGCACATGTGGACGAGTGGAGCGCAAACAACAAAATCCCGAGCCGATATTATTTCTATTTCATCACTCAGGCGGTGCAGTTTCTGCTTGGCAATGGTGTGTCATTTGCTGATGATAAAACAAAGGAGCGGCTGGGCAAGAACTTTGATAACATTGTGCAGAAAGCGGCAACGGATGCCTTAAACGGTGGCGTGTCGTTTGGATTCTGGAACAATGACCATCTTGAACAGTTTTCCCTGACGGAGTTTGCGCCGCTCTACGACGAAGAAAATGGTGCTCTTGCGGCCGGCATTCGATTCTGGCAAGTTGCATCTGACAAGCCGCTTCGGGCGACGCTGTACGAAATGGACGGATACACCGAATATATCAGGCGGAAGGATGAAGATATTACCACTCTGCAAGAGAAGCGGCCATATATCCAGATTGTAGCTCAGTCCGAGGCGAGCGGGATGGAAATCCTGGACGGGCAGAATTATCCCGGATTTCCTATTGTGCCGTTATTTAATACTAATCGGCAATCTGAGCTTGTTGGCAGCAAAGAAACTATCGACGCTTACGATCTGATGGCCTCCGCCCTGATTAACAACATTGATGACGCAAACCTTATTTATTGGGTCATTCGCAATGCTGGCGGCATGGACGACATGGACGATGCGAAGTTTGTTCAGCGGCTGAAAACAATCCACGTCGCCCACCTTGAAGGTGACGAGCAGGTGGACGAGCATCAAATTGACGTGCCGTTCCAGGCGTCGGAAGTTGCGCTTGACCGCCTGCGGGGACAGCTCTTTGATGATTTCATGGCGTTGGATGTGAAGCAGATTGCGGCCGGGGCAGCAACGGCGACACAGATCAAAGCCGCTTATGAGCCGCTAAATGCAAAAACTGACTTGTTTGAGTATCAGGTGACGGAGTTTATCAACGGAATCCTTGCTATTGTTGGAATCGAGGACGAACCTACATACACGCGTTCGCTGATTGTAAACCAGCAGGAAATGATTCAGAACCTTGTGGCATCTGCTGAATATCTGTCAGCTGATTACATTACCCGAAAGGTGCTTGAAATCTTGGGCGACATTGACAAGGTTGACGAAGTCATGGAGCAGAAACTTGTGGACGAAACGAGCCGGTACAGGAATGAGCCGGAAGATGGCGAAGATACCGAGGAAAATTCTGCAGTTGAGGAGTGATATAGATGGCCGACATCGCCCATGAACTTACCGATAAGGAATTAGAGAAAATGGAGCAGCATTTGTCGGCCATTTATTCGCGGGCGGAGAAAGAACTGCAAGAAAAGGCTGATAAGTATTTCAAGCGGTTTGAAGAATTAGACGCTGAGAAACGCGCCCTTGTCGATTCTGGCAAGCTGACAGAGAAAGAATACAAGCGCTGGCGGCAAAACAAGATCATGGCCGGGCGGCATTGGAAGCAGATGAAGGAACAAGCCGCGCAGGAGCTTGCAAAAGTCAATGAAACGGCGCTGGAATATGTCAACGGTCGTCTGCCCGGTGTGTATGCTATCAACTACAATCACAGCGCGCAAGAAATTGAGCGGTTAAGCCAAAACGCTATTTCTTTTGAGCATATAAATAAACGCGCCGTTGAAAACCTCGTAAAAGCTGGCGACACATCTTTACTTCCGTTCAAGAAACTTGATTCTGAAAAAGACATTTCGTGGAACATGGGAAAGGTTAATTCGGAAGTGTTGCAAGGAATTATACAAGGTGAAAGTATTCCAAAAATTGCAAAGAGGATCAGAAGTGTGACAGAAGCTAACAGGGTTTCCTCTGTTAGAGCGGCGCGAACAATAGTAAACGGCACAGAAAATAAAGCGCGACATGATGCTGGAGTGAAAGCATCCGAAAAAGGCGTTATAATGGGAAAATGCTGGGTCGCAACAAATGACAAGAGGACGCGCGACTGGCACGCACAAGCGTGGGCAGATTATGGCGATAAATCTAACGCTGTTCCTATTGATGACCCGTTTATAGTGAATGGCGAAAAAATGATGTATCCGGGTGATAAATCGGCAAGTGCGTCAAACGTATATAACTGCCGTTGTAGTCACAAAAATGTGGTTAAGGGATTTACGTCAATATTGCCTCCAGAAAAGCGCGGGAAAATTAAGGTAAAATTTACATGAGTAAAACAACAAGTTCTTCAAGCATTGGAATTCAAATAACGCTGACAGATAATTCCGATGAAGTTTTGAATGCGTTAGAAAACGCGATTGACAGGGCGCTTGACGCGATTGGTGAAACAGCCGTAGGTTACGCGCAAGATGTTATCACGGAAGCCGGTAGAGTTGACACAGGAACCATGAGAGAATCTGTTGACACAGACCACGACGAAAGAATCGTAATTGTCGGGACAAACTTAGAATATGCGCCTTATCACGAATTAGGAACAAGCAAAGGAATAAAACCTATACACTTTTTGAAACGAGCCGCAACAGAACACACAGAAGAATACAAAAATCTTGTGAAAGACAGCCTTGAAAACGCATAACCCTTGACAATCCTGTACATTGTGGTAAAATAAAGTATGAAAAATCCCGTTAAACTGTCTGAAAGAGAGATAAAGGCCATTGAATCCACGCTTGCGAAGGGCGAGCGGGTGGAGATCATCCCCGTCAGGGATGGGGTTAAAGTTGTACGGGTGAAGAGAGAGACAATCGGTGTCACCGCTGAAAAGCGATAACATACCAACGGGGGAAAGCGCGCACGGAGAGTGGGGCAGGCGAGAGCCAACGACCCGCAGCCGTTAATCGTTGCAACGGTGCGTGAGTACCCCCAGCAAAAAAAATATTTCCCCGCCATAAACGTTTGGCTGGAAGAACCGAGAGTGGTTAGCTTGTGAGCATTGCTTACAGGTTGACCACTCATTTTTGTTATAACGTAATCTAACGGCGAAGAACCGCCGCCGAAGCAAAGGAGATTGCATATATGGCTATGACCAGAAAAGGTCTCAAAGCAATGGGACTGACGGACGAGCAAATCGACAGCATCATTGAGATGCACACCGAAACCGTTGACGGGCTGAAGGAAAAGCTCAAGGCGGCAGAAGGCAAAGCAAACAAGCTGGATGACGTTCAGAAGGAGTTGGACGGGCTGAAAGCAAACAGCGGTGATGATTGGAAGTCCAAGTACGAAAAAGAGCACAGCGATTTTGAATCGTACAAGAAGGGCGTGACCGAAAAGGAAACCAAGGCGGCAAAGGAAAAAGCCGTCAGAGCGTACTTTGAAGGCCAGAACATCACCGGGAACAATCTTGACATTGCCATGCGCGGTTGCCGGGACGAGATCGGCGCAATCGAGCTTGACGGTGACAAGATTAAGGACACGGCGGCGCTGGACGCGCTTGTCAATGGCACCTTTGCGGGGCTGGTAGTAACCAAAACCGTGCAGGGCGCACGGACGGCAAATCCGCCCGCGAACAATGGCGGGAGCAAACTGACCAGAGCGGACATTTACGCCAAAGACGAACACGGGCGCTATAAACTGTCTGCGTCTGAGCGGCAAAAAGCTCTTGCCGAAAATCCAGAACTTATGAAAGGATAAATAATTATGGCTGCAACTAATGTTTAAACCCTTACTAATCCCCAGCATCATTGAGATGCACACCGAAACCGTTGACGGGCTGAAGGAAAAGCTCAAGGCGGCAGAAGACAAAGCAAACAAGCTGGATGGCGTTGAAAAGGAACTCAACGATCTGAAAGCAAACAGCGGTGATGACTACAAGGCCAAGTATGAAGCGGAAAAAAAGGCTTTTGCGGATTACAAGGCTGACCAAATGGCCAAAGAGACAAAGGCGGCGAAGGAAGCGGCTGTCAAGGCTTACTTTGAAAGCAAAAATATTACTGGCGCAAATTTGGCAATCGCCATGAGAGGCGCACGGGATGAAATTGCAGGAATTGAGCTTGACGGCACATCCATCAAAGACACGACTGCTCTTGACGCTCTTGTGTCCGGCGAATACTCCGGATTGGTAGTCACCACCACCAGACAGGGAGCAGCTACGGCTACACCTCCTGTAAACACCGGCGGGAGCAAACTGACTCGAGCGGACATTTACGCCAAAGATGAACACGGGCGCTATAAACTGTCTGCGTCTGAGCGGCAGAAAGCTCTTGCCGACAATCCTGATTTATTGAGATGAGAGGAAAAAAACAATGCCTGCAACTAATGTTGAAACCCTTACTAATCCCCGCGATAGTCTGCCCAACGTATATACCAACGTAACCGCCCGTGAGGTCGATTTTGTTACCCGCTTTGGCGACAACTGGGAAGCGCTGAGAAATATTCTCGGTATTATGCGCCCCATCCGCAAGGCCCCCGGCACTTCTCTTGTGAGCTACACCGCTTCCGTGGCTCTGGAATCCGGCAATGTTGACCCCGGCGAGGTTATCCCCTATTCCAAGGCCACCATCACCCAGGCTTCCAAGGCTGACCTGACCATCGAGAAGTACGCGAAGGCCGTCCCCATCGAGGACGTGAACAAGTACGGTGCCGAAATCGCTGTTGAGAAGTCCGACGATGCTTTCCTGACTCAGCTTCAGAACGCCGTGCTGACCAAGTTCTACACGTTCCTGAACACCGGCACTCTTGCCCCGGCTCAGGGAGTGACCGTTGCAACTTGGCAGGACGCTCTTGCCAAGGCGCAGGGTCTTGTGCTTGACAAGTTTGCCAACATGCAGAAGGACGTGACCGCCGTTGTCGGCTTTGCCAACATTCTGGACGCTTACGACTACCTCGGCGCGGCTGACATCACCGTGCAGACTCAGTTTGGCCTGACCTATATCAAGGACTTCCTCGGCTACAGCACTCTGTTCCTGCTGCCCGCTAACCGCATCGCCCGTGGTACTGTCATTGCGACTCCCGTGGAGAACATCGACCTGTACTACATCGACCCCGGCGACAGCGAATTTGCTCGCCTCGGCCTTCAGTACACCACTCAGGGCGAGACCAACCTGATCGGCTTCCACGCTCAGGGCAACTACTCCACCGCTGTTGGCGAGAGTTACGCGCTGATGGGTATGGCTCTGTGGGCTGAGTACCTTGACGGCATTGCAAAGGTGACTTTTTAACAGGAGCCGCTGTAGTGGAACCGGCAACACCTGAAAACTCCGTTAACCTTGGCAGAATGACAAAGGCGCAGCTTTTGAATTACGCAGAGGAAAACGGAGTTGAGGGTGTCAGCGGCTCAATGAAAAAGGCCGACATTATAAAGGCTATCGAAGGGGAGTGAGTCAATGCTAACTGAACTGTGCGCTGAACTTAAAAACTATTTCCTCCGCAATCAGAGCGAGGACATCCACTACGGACAGTACACTATCAGCGGCGGTAGCATTGACCTCCCCTTCCTGCTTGATGGCCAGTATTTCCGAATCGTTGGAAGCGTGCTGAATGACGGCGTGTATCAGTATCCCGCGTCCGGCCTTGCAGACGAAGAATTTACCGGGGCAATCTGGGCGATGGCTGTCCCGCCCGCAGTAATTGCGCTTGCCACTGAGATTGACGGCTGGAACAAAGCTAATGCAGACGCGTTGGCAAGCCCGTACCAGTCCGAAAGTTTTGGCGGATATACTTACTCCAAGGGAAACAGTTCAAGCGGAACGGGCGGATATGACTGGAGAGACCAATTCTCCAACCGATTAAACAAATATCGGAGGCTGAGCGTGTTATGAGCCTATTATCAGAAGCGATGGAAACCTGTCAAATGCAGGACAAGCGCACGGTTGATGATGGTTATGGCGGGTATGTGATTCGATGGTCGGATGGTGCAACTTTCAATGCCGCAATCGTGCTGGATGACAGCATTGAGGCTCAGACAGCTATGTCGGCGGGTGTGAAGGGCGTTTACACTGTGACCACCAAACGCGCAATCAACTTGCAGTTCCACGATGTGTTCAGGCGGCTGTCTGACGGTAAAATCTTTCGCGTGACTACGGACGGTGACGACAAGAAAACGCCGCCTACTGCTGGCCTTGATATGCGGAGTGTCCGCGCTGAAGAGTGGGTGCTGCCTGGTGACTAAAGAACAAGCCTATCATGCTTTTTGGTCTGGTTTTGATTGGAAAGCATACGATGAAAACACGGTTCCAGACGAAGCAATTTTACCGCGAATCACCTATGAATTTGCCGTTGGACAGTTAAACGCTACACAGCTTTTGACGGTTAGTGTTTGGGATAGGTCAACGGCATGGACTACCGTAACCGAAAAGACAAATGAAATATGCGACTATATCGGATATGGCGGTAAAGAAATCCGCTTTGATGGTGGCATTATAAAAATCATGTTGCCATACAATAGCACGATATATAGAAGGTTTCCAGACGAGGATGATTCGATTAGAAGAATTGTTATTAGCTTGGAAGTAATGTTTCTTATGACATATTAACGGAGGTAAAAACATGGGAATTGCGACAGTAATCCCGCAGGACACATTTGAGAGCCTTCAGCTTGACGCTGGCGTTCTCCTGACAAGTTTCGATCCCGAAAACCCCGCGATTGCAGACGAGGCCATTGTGTGTGCCACTACCGGAGGCGTCACCGTTGCCCTGTCCCCGTCCTACTCTGATTTTGGCGAGGATATTGATAACGTTCCTGCAAACATGATGGAACTGAAGCACTTGGACGGCTGGACAGCGAGTATCTCCACGACTTCTCTCGCAACGTCCCTGAGTGCTATCCGTCTGGCTCTGGGTGCCGCTGATATTACTGCGGCATCTTCCAAAATCACGCCCAGACGGAATTTGGACGTTAGCAAAGATTTTGAAGCGAGTATCTGGTGGGTTGGCGATAGGGCGGACGGTGGCCTTGTGGCAATCCAGCTGTTGAACGCACTGTCTACTGATGGCTTCTCCCTCAAGACGAGCAAAAACGGCAAGGGCCAGATTTCTCTCACCTTGACCGGCCACGTCTCCATTAATGCACAGAATGTTGTGCCGATGGTATTCTATAGCCTTGACCCCAAAGATCACGGCAATGGCGAATAATTTTTGATGGAGGCTTACGATGAAACTTTCGGATTATGAAGGTGAACAGGCTCTTGACGTCCTGGCTGATCTGATCGAACCGGCCATGGAAATTATGGCTGACAAAGAGATGGCCGGATATATGCGGAGCAATCAAAGCGCCAAAGCAGTTAAGGCGGCGATCAAGAACCACAAAAAAGCAGTCATCGAGATCATGGCTATTTTGGACGGGGCAGACCCGGCAACTTATAAGCCAAGGATTTTTGATTTACCGATCAAACTGCTGGAAATTCTAAATGACCCAGAGCTCATGGGCCTTTTTACATCGCAGGGTCAGAACGTAACCGAAGCCAATTTTGGCTCTGCTATGGTGAGTACAGAGGGAAACGGGCAGTAAAACCATTCTTGCGGTATGTCGAGGCACGGATTAATGAAAAAAACCGTGAAGAGGCATACCGCATTTATGTTACTGATGGTTTGAAAGCTCTCGGTGGCTTCGGCGCAAGATACGCTGATATTTTTGATGAAAGGCCCGTAGAAACACGGACTGAAGCAGAAGTTATTAGTGGCATCAAAGATAAGCTGTCAGCAGTTAGGGGTGAAAAATAAATGAATTTGTTTGATCTGGCGATAAAAATAATGTTTGATAGTAGCGAATATGAAAGGGGATTAGAGAACGCCAAAGTCAAAACAAACGGGTTCGCATCCGTTGTCGGAAACGGGCTGAAAACTGCCTCCAAAGTGGGAGCTGCTGCGGTGGCTGCGGTTGGAACGGCCACAACATTGATGACTGGTGCGATTGTCAAGGGCGTTGGCGCTACCGCGGAATACGGCGACAATATTGATAAAATGTCTCAAAAAATGGGGCTATCCATAGAAGCATATCAAGAATGGGATGCTGTAATGCAGCATAGTGGCACATCTATGGAGTCAATGCAGGCCAGCATGAAAACCTTGGCAAACGCAGTAGAAAACGGGAATAATGCATTTCAGAGAATTGGACTTACGCAAGAAGAACTTGCAAATATGTCTCAAGAGGAAATTTTCGACGCGACTATTGCAGGATTGCAAAACGTTGAAGATGAAACAGAGAGGACATATCTTGCTGGGCAACTTTTAGGTCGTGGGGCGACCGAACTCGGAGCGTTGCTAAATACAAGCGCCGAAGAAACTCAGGCCATGAAAGATCGGGTGCATGAGCTTGGCGGTGTAATGTCCGATGACGCGGTAAAATCCGCCGCTGCATATCAAGACCAGTTGCAGGATATGCAAACTGCATTTTCTGGATTGTCTAGAAATATGCTTTCTGAGTTTATGCCATCTATGACTACTGTTATGGGCGGGCTAACTGAAATTTTTAGTGGGAATTCTGGAGCCGGTCTCGCAATGATTGAAGACGGAATCAATCAAATTGTAGACAATATTTCTCTCATGCTCCCAAATTTTATTGAAATTGGCTCTGATATTGTAGGATCATTGGTTGGTGCAATCTCAAAAAATTTGCCGGTATTAATTGAATCCGGATTGTTGGTGATTGAAAAAATTGCAGACGGAATTTTAGATAATTTGCCATATCTGATTGAAGTTGGATTATCTTTAATTTTGACCATTGGAAAATCAATAATGGATAAGGCACCGTTATTGATGCAAACTGCGCTTGACATCATTATGATACTGGCACAAGGTCTGATC